ATTTTAAGCATTTATCAAATTTTTTATTATTATTTTGCACTATGGCACGATTCTTAAAAACCTCCGACTATCTTTCAATTATTCAAACGGTTGACCTCAATCAGATAACCGAGAACACCCCGCAAAACTTGTACGATAGCGAGGTTAAGGCCATAAGTAGAATGAGGACAAAATTAGTCCAAAGATACATGGTTGACATTGAATTAGGCACAATGGATGCCTATTCAGCAGCAACACATTACCGCACACGCGACAGAGTGATATTAGGCGAAGTAATTACACACGTTAATGACTTTAATCGCTGGGATAACAAAACCGAATACATTATAGGCAACATTATAACCGATGACAATGGCTATGTTTACACAGCTATTGCAGCAAGCACTAACCAACCTTTGACATTGACTGCCTATTGGTCAAAAATGATTAACATTGCAACAAGCAACGCTACTTATTGGACTGTTGGCGATAATAGATACCCTATGTTTGTGGAGCTTGCAATGGATATGACACTATACAACCTACACGCAAGGATTAACCCGAGAAATATCCCCGATTTGAGAATAGAACGCAATAGAGAAGCATTAGACCAATTAGACAGATGGGCAAGCGGCACAGATACGGCAGAGGTGTTAAACATCAATTCAACCGATAGCACTGGTTATTCAATTCGCTACGGTAATAGTTTAGATAAACAAGATAATTTCTTTAAATAATGGCTTGGTATAACGATATATTTAACTTTAACAAACCACAACCGCAAAAGGCCAACATTCGTAAGACTATTGACTTTGAGCAGCAGTTACAACGTGTAAGGCAGGATGCGACAAAGTTTAACATAGCATTACAAGCGGCTGAAAGCCCGATGTACCCAAACCGCTTCTTGTTAATGCAAACCTATCAGCAAATTGTGTTAGATGGGCAGGTGCAATCGGCAATGTTGCAACGCAAATCAAAGATATTGAGCAAGAAGTTTATGGTTTATGGCCCAGATGGCGAATGTGATGAAAGTAAAACTGCATTGTTTAACCAAAAGTGGTTTTATGACTTTCAAAGTTTATCTTTAGATTCAATATTTTGGGGCTTTAGTTGTGTGCAATTTGGCGCAATAATTAACGATAAGTATTCAAGTGTTGAACTTATACCGCGTATTTATGTAGTGCCTGAATTTAGTTTAGTGCGCACAAATACTGCAACCGTAACAGAGGGTAAACATTTCGATGTGTCACCATACAACAACTGGTGTATAGGTGTAGGCGAAAAAAAGGATTTAGGATTAATGATGTATTTAGCACCATACGTTATTTGGAAGAAAAACGCAATGGCAGCGTGGGCAGAATTTGCTGAGGTGTTTGGCAGTCCGATTAGAGTTGGTAAAACAGATGTGCGCGATGAATTGACACGCAAAAATATGGAAAATATGCTCCGCAATATGGGTGTAGCTTCGTGGGCTGTGTTGGATTTAAACGACAACATTGAATTGATGCAAGCAAGCCGCACCGATGCTTATGCAGTGTTTGATAAGATGGTGGAGCGTTGCAATAGCGAAATAAGTAAGATTATTTTAGGGCAAACAGGCACAACTGATGAAAAGTCTTATAGTGGTTCGGCTAATGTACACGAAAGTGTTGCTGCTATGATAGCGAAGCAAGACACGTTAAAGATGCAGTTCATCATTGAAGACCAGTTAGTGCCGATGATGATTAGAAATGGTTTTGACTTAACAGGTTGCACATTTAAGTATGATGACAGTGAGAATCTGCCATTGATGGAGCAAGCAAAGATAGATGCTTCATTTATGCCGTACGTTAAGTTTGAACACGAATATTTAGAGCATAAATACGGCATCGAATTACAGGATGAAGAAGAAGAAGTAATCGAAACCGAGAATGAAAAAGAATTAACCAACATTGCAAAACGATTAAGAAACATTTATAGTTAGATGTGCGGCTACTGCGACATATTGAATATTGACAAAGAGGTTGACCCACCTACACCGTTTGATGAAAACGATTTCAATCGTATGTCGAATGATGTTTGGATTGGTGCGATTAATAACCAAGTGTTGCCAGAGGGAATTTATTTAAAGACCGCAAAATACTTACGTGATGGAATTGATTTGGCACCAGTGGTGGATGAAATATTAGTTGCTGATTTAACAAATAACATTTACATATTTAGTGGTGCTAAAACATACCAACAAACAAGGGCAATGACTGCAATGTTGGCAGACCCCGAATTGCAATCAAACTTTTATAAGTTTAAAGAGGCAGTTAAACCGATGTTTACGCTATACAATGAAGATTACTTGCAAGCTGAATATCAAACTGCGAAAGCATCAGCGCGTATGGCATCCGATTGGAAGCGTATTGAAGCAGATGCCGATGTATTACCGTTGTTGCAATATCAAACTATTGGCGATGGCAGAGTAAGGCCAACACACGCGGCATTAGATAATATCATTCGCCCTATAAGCGATCCCTTTTGGAAACAATACTACCCCCCTAATGGGTGGCGTTGTCGTTGTACCGTAATACAACTATCAGAGGGGGAAGAAACTGATTTGAGCAAGTTTACACCGCCAGAAGATGTGCCGCCATTGTTTAGAATGAACGCGGGTATTGATGGCTATGTATTTAAAGAAAAGGGCAAAGACAAACACCCTTATTTTGACATTGCAAAAGGGGACAAAGAAGCGGCAAAAAAGAATTGGAATTTACCTATACCGACATAATGGCAAAGAGCAATAAATTCGATTTAAAACAGGCAGAAAAGAAAGCGCGTAAAGCGATGGAAGCGGCTATTGTAGATGTTGGTAATACTGCAAAAGTATTCTTTGTTGATTCGTTTAGGAAGCAAGGTTTTGATGACAAGAATGTGCAGAAATGGAAACCAAGAAAGCGCACAACGTATAAAACTAAAGGCGGTAAAACAGTTGATGACACAACACGCGCAATATTAGTTAAGATTGGAGATTTAAGGCGGTCAATAATTCGCAACCCTGCAAACAGAGCCGCGTTAACTATTAAGATTAGCACTGATTTGGATTATGCGAAAATACATAACGATGGATTGATGGGCAAAGCTTGGGGCAAGCATCCGTTTAAAATGCCAAAGCGTCAATTTATGGGCGATAGTTACAACCTAAATGAGAAAGTAAAAGCAGTTATTGTTAAACGATTAGATAACATATTTAAGTAATGAATGTAATTGAAATAAATACAATTGAATATCTTATATTAAATGACTATCAATTAGTTTATGAGAATGAGGATTTTCCTGTTGCAATTTTAGGTGGCAATAAAAAATCAATTATTACACTTGAAATGATTGAAGAAATTAAACATATTAGCAAATCAACTTGGGATGCAGTTAGCAATATATAATCAATTAAAGGCACGTATCAGCACACTTCAATCATTGAAGTATGTTGCACTATGGAACAACCAATTTGAGCGCGAGGATATTAATATACCATTTAACTATCCTTGTTGCTTTATTGAGTTTCCATCTGCCGACTACATTGAAAACTTACAAGGGCAACAACAAGGCACAATGTCAATTGCTTTGCATTTAGGTTTTGAAAGCTATAAGACAGAGGACACCGATGTATTGCAGCTAAAACAAGACTTAAATGCTTTGATACATGGTTGGTCAACACCTTACAACAGTAGATTCTTGCGCAGAAGTGAAATTCAATCAGCAGACCATACCAACATACAAGAATTTATCATTACTTACACAATGCAGGGCTTCGATTATTCAGCAATGTACGCGCCAACAATAGAAGCAAATATTACAACATTAATTACAAACAACAGCCCACAAATGGAAGACGATGTTATTCGCAGCGGTGACATACCTGAATCCGTAGCGTTGGCATCAGAATTAGGTTACGAATTATTATCAGAACAAGGTTATACACTAATAATACAACAATAAAATGGCAGAGCAAAAAATTTCCGAGTTACCAATAGCAACGGCACTAACAGGCGCAGAGAAAGTAATAGTAAACCAAAATGCACAAACATCGTTAACTGATGTTAATGCCGTTGCGGCCTATACAATTGCAGGTGGTTTGCCTACAAAATTCGCAAAGGTAACTATCACATCTGCGCAATTGTTGCAGTCATTCACTACACCTATTACATTAGTTGCTGCGCAAGGTGCAGGCAAAGTAATAATACCATTTACTGTATTATTGCGTTATCGTTTTGGCACTATTGAATATGCAACAAACTTAAATATCACACTATCGCCAAACAGTTCACTATACCAAGTAAACTACAATAGTGCAATATCGGGAAGCCAAGACAAGTATAGCAGCAGAAGCATAACACCCACAGTATCATTAGGAGGTTCTATTGTTGATGATTTACCGCTTACTATTGGTGCGCAAATCGGCAACCCTACCGCTGGCGATGGGCAATTAGATGTGTATGTTTCTTACTACGTTTTAACACTATAATAATGGCCCGCACAATACAACAAATTAAACAATCAATGTTGGATGCAAAGAATGCAGACCCAACATTAAGCGCGTTGACCTCAACAAGTCAAACTGCCAAATGGAATCTATATTATTTTATCGTAGCAAGTTGCATAGCTATTTTTGAGCAGTTGCAAGACATATTTAAAACAGAATTAGAAGCCATAGCAAGCACCGCAGCACCAAGCACACCGCAATGGACACGTAACAAAGTTTTAAAGTATCAAAAAGGCGATGTTGCTCAATTAAACACAACAACATTTACTGTTGAATACCCAACAATTAACACCGCTAATCAAATATTGACAAGGTGTGCAGTAATAACCGCGCCAAACAGAACGGTGTTAATTAAGGTTGCTAAATCAGACCCACCTGTGCCAGTTTCAGTTGGTGAATTAGCCGAGCTTCAAAGTTACATCGAAACATTTAATCCTGCGGGCATTGCATTTACTTTAATCAATGAGAATAGCGATAAGATGGAAGTGGCAGCAACTATCTACTACAACGGTCAATATTCAGCAGTAATAAGCACAAATGTAGTAGCAGCATTGAACAATTATATGGCTACCTTACCATTTAATGGTGTTATAAGCACACAGTCAGTTGTTGATGCAATACAAGCCGTTGAAGGTGTTAATTCGGTATCATTAGCACGTATATTAGTGAGAAAACATACTGTTGCTTATGGGTTAGGTGTAACATTGTATAATCTTTTATTGGGTGTTGATAGTGTGCAATATCAAACTATTTCGGGCTATGTAGCACAAGAAACAACTGCAACACATACATTTGCAGACACATTATCTTATATTGTACAATAATGAGTTCAATCATAAACACAGATACATTTGCAGTCAACTTCTTGCCACCAAAGAAGCGGCTGCCGATTTACAAAGCTTGGACTAAAACACTTGTTAAACCATTGCAAGTGCTATACAACACAATGTTTGGCACGTTTAAAGATGGGAATGCAGCGGCAATTTATAGCGGTGCAACTGCCTATGCAGTAGGTAACCAAGTTAAATACACAGACAAAGCAGTGTATCAATGTTGGGTAGCAAGCACTGGTAATTTGCCAACAAACACAAACTATTGGTTTAAGATTCAAGACAATTTTGTAGGCATCGAACCGCGTTGTAAATACAATGCACAACACATTTTATTTGAATGGGCATTAAATGAGTGGTTTGGAACTACGTTTGTGAATGTGCCGGGTAGTAGTGATATATGGATAGGTCCGGGCAGTCCAAGTGATGTTGTGCTTTACGTTGGATTTACCGAAGTAAATAGTTCGTTAATAGTTTATGCCAATGGTGAAGCGCAAACATTTATACAAGCTATAAACATTGCAAATACAGGCAGTGAGTTTACTATTAATGTACCTATTGGTGTGGCAAATGCGTTAACAATACCACCTGCAACAGATATTGCACCGAATATTAGCGCAAACAATGAAAATATTATTAGGCAAATTGCCGACCTGTATAATTATGCAGGAATTGACTACCAAATTATAACATATTAAGAAATGAAAAAAGTAAAATTCACAGACATTTCAAGTACAAGTGCAATGCCATTCAAAAGTGGCACATTAGCACATTTACAAGCGGCTTACCAAGAATCTGATTTGGATATGATTCAAATGTTAATAGCGCAAAATGATACAGAGGTAAATCCTGCTGTATTGCCTGCAAGAATTATGTATGGTTGTAGAAAAGTTGGTTCAAGTATATCTATTGGTTGTGTAGTTTATAATGATGAAATATTTAGATGTCTTTCGGCATCTGGTTTAACACCCGGAGTTGGTCAAACAATTGTTGGCACTGTTACAACAACATATATAACTGCTGCTAATTATGATCCTGCATTGTTTTCCGATGGCACATCAAATAATGTGCATGAAAATAGAAGAATAGTTTGGAGTGTAGGCGCACCCGGTAGTGGTAGTTTTAATTTCGATGACTTATTGCTTTATGGTCAATTTAATACTATTGCATTTAATTCAAGTTACTTATCTGCATCAAGTGGCACATTAACATTACCCGGTGGTGCAGCAGATTGGAATGTTAAATATAGACAAGAGGGCAGAACCATTTGGATTGATTACGCAATAGGCCCAATGACATTAGCAGGAAGCAATGCAAGTGCAATAACATTAACTTTGCCATTTACTGCTAATTTCAAAAGTCAATTTAACAACGGTGCTTATTATGAAAATTTAGCAGGAAGCCCAACTAAAGGCTTTGCACTTGGGTTTACAATTGCAGGTTCAAAGGATATAAACTTTACATTACCAAGCGGCAGTTGGACAATAGGCACAGGCATACAAATTTATGGTCAAATTACTGCTGAATTAGCTAAAATAGCGTAATCTAAAACCTATTCTTACCATAATGCTCCGATAATATTTCTTTGAGCAAATAAGATTCTTTGGTGCCAGTCCTTTCGACTTCATCAAAGAATTTCTTTTTTAATTCGCCTGTTAAGTGAGCAGTTACGCGAGCTTTCGCGGCTTGTTTTTTCTCTGCTATATCGTTTTTAGGGTTTGCCATTTTTAAATATTAGTTACTAAACATCACAAAATTAGTAACTTATTTCGATTCAAGTGCAAATATGTAACGATTTTTGTACAATGAAAATTACGAACATATCTAACGACACAGCCACAATGCTTATCTATAAGCATATTGGCAATATTGATGGTATGGATAATGGCATCAATGGTGCATTTATCGCAGAGGATATTCAAATGCTTAACGATAATTATTCGGATCAAGTTAAGTGCATTAACATACGCATCAATTCAATTGGTGGAAGTGTTGCTGATGGGCTTTCAATCGTTAGTGCAATACTTAACAGTGCTATACCTGTAAACACTTATATTGATGGCATGGCTTATTCAATGGCTGGTGTTATTGCGATATGTGGCCAAAAGAAATACATGGCCGATTATGGCACATTTATGATGCACAACGCAAACGGTGGAAGTGATGAAGAAGTGTTGAATTTAATTACAAATAGTTTAGCAAAGATATTCGAACGCAATACAAATCTTACATTAGATAAGTGCAAAGATTTAATGGCCAAAGAAACATGGATGACTGCCGAAGAATGTATGAATTTAGGCATAGTTGATGAAATTATAGAAACAAAGAAAATGAAGCCTGCAATGAACGCAACTGTGCGCGAGTTACATGCAATCTACAATAAAGTAATAATTAAAACAGAAACCAAAATGAATAAATTAACTGATTTATTAAAGCTATCTAACGAGGCAAGTGAAGAAGCCATTGTTGAAGCGGTTAACGCTAAAGATGCAAAGATTGCTGAATTAGAAGCAAGCATCGAAGCACAGAGCAACGAATTACAAGCGTTGAAAGATGCTAACAACGAAGCGGTACAAGCAGCGAAAGTTGAACTTATTGAAAACGCAATAAAAGAGGGTAAAATTGCTGATGCAAGTAAAGAAATTTACTTAACATCTAACAAGTCTAATGATGAATTAAAAGATGTGTTTAGCAAGCTTACACCTGCATACACACCTATCTTTGAAAACAAAGCAAACACACCAGCAGCAGTTGCAGGTCGTGAGTCTTGGACTTTCAACGATTGGTCAAAGAATGACCCAAAAGGTTTAGCAGAAATGAGAGTTAACGATGCAGCATCATTTGAGGCATTGATTAACAACTTGCCTGCTAACTTGTCACCAAACTACAACCCTACAACAGATAAAAGATTCTAACAATGGAAGCAATTTGGAACGCAAACCCAACGGTTAACATGCTTTATTGTTTTGAGGATGGCAATTGCTTCATCAAACATAGTGAGGCAGCAAGTTATGCGCAGTCAACCAATAATGCTTATGTAGTAAAAGTAAGAGAAACAGAAATAGAAAATAAACCAATAAAAACAAATAAAAAATAATGGCAACAATCAACAACCCATTTGGCGCAGCAGGCACGTTAACGATTGCTGCCACAGGCACAACTGCCGCAACAATTAGCAACAACGAAACCGTTGTTACATCGTTAACTACCTTAACTGGTAACGCAACACTTGACTTAACGCTTTCAAGCGAATTAAAAGCGGGTGCAGCATTACATATTA